TGTGTTCTGGTTGATATTGATGACACCCTCGATAGTATCTTTAGCTCTGATATGGCTATTGGCAAATATGTCGCACAGAGGGCTGGTATCGGCATTAACGCAGGGAGAATCCGTGGTATCAACAGCAAAATCAGGGATGGAGAAGTTCAACATACAGGTGTTGTCCCCTTCCTTAAAAAGTTCGAGGCAACTGTACGGTGCTGTACTCAAAATGGCATCAGAGGAGGATCAGCTACTGTCCACTTTCCTATCTGGCACAAAGAAATCCGTGACATCATTGTTCTCAAAAATAACAAAGGGACAGAAGACAACAGAGTAAGAAAATTAGATTACAGTATACAAATATCAAAATTATTTTATGAAAGGTTTATCGAAAATAAAACAATCTCGCTTTTTTCCCCTCATGATGTTCCTTCTTTGTATGAGAGTTTTGGGACCGATAGCTTTGATAGTTTATACTGCCAGTATGAGTCAGATCAATCAATCCCCAGAACCGAAGTCAATGCCCAAGAATTAATTCTAGACTTACTTAAGGAGAGAGCAGAGACAGGTAGAATTTATATTATGAACATTGACCATGTTAATAGTCATAGTTCATTTAAAGATAAAGTAGAGATGAGTAACCTCTGTCAGGAGATTACACTACCTACAACACCACTACAACACATAGATGATCCCAATGGTGAGATTGCTTTGTGTATATTGTCTGCTATCAATGTAGGAACTCTAAGAAATCTTGAACAACTTGAAGAACTATGTGACTTATCTGTTCGTGGATTAGATGCTTTGATTGATTTTCAAGGGTATCCTGTTAAAGCAGCAGAGATTGGAACTAGAAATCGTAGATCACTCGGTATTGGTTACATTGGGTTAGCACATTACCTTGCCAAGCATAAGGTATCTTATGGTGATTCAGAAGCACACAGCATGGTTCACGACCTATCAGAAGCATTTCAATACTATCTTTTAAAGGCATCAAATGAACTTGCAAAGGAGCAAGGAAAGTGTGGATATTTTGATAGGACAACATACTCTGATGGAATACTTCCAATTGATACATATAAGAAGGATGTAGATGAGATTGTACAGAACAATTTAAAATATGATTGGGAAACTCTTAGAGTATCAATCAAAGAGCATGGACTCAGGAACAGCACTCTGTCCGCACAAATGCCTTCGGAGAGCAGTTCCGTTGTGTCTAATGCAACAAACGGAATTGAACCACCTAGAGGATACCTGTCCATTAAGAAGTCAAAAAAAGGACCTCTTAAGCAGATTGTTCCGTCTTATCAATCGTTGAAATCATATTATACATTGTTATGGGAAATGAAAGACAATGATGGTTACATCAAAGTTGTCTCTGTCATGCAAAAGTTCTTTGATCAAGCAATTAGTGGTAACTGGAGTTATAATCCAGAGAATTATCCTAACAATGAAATCCCCATGCAAACAATGGCACAAGATTTCTTGAGCACATTTAAGTATGGTTGGAAAACATCTTATTATCAGAACACATATGATAACAAAACTGATGAAGTAGAGGTAGAAGAAGATAAACCAGAAGAATGTAACTTAGACAACTTACTAGACAACCTATCAACAGCAAATGAATGCGATGCCTGTGCAATCTAAAGTAGAGGGAATGACTGTCTTTAATAGAGATCCAGTCGATGCCAAAAAACAACCAATGTTCTTCGGAGCACCACTAGGAATACAAAGATATGATGAGTACAGATACCCTGTTTTTGAAAAATTAACACAGCAAATGTTAGGATACTTCTGGCGACCAGAAGAGGTGTCCCTACAGAAAGATCGTGCTGACTATGAGACACTAAGACCAGAGCAAAAACACATCTATACTTCTAACTTAAAGTATCAGATCATGCTTGACAGTGTACAGGGAAGAGCACCTGGCATAGCACTTGCACCCTACTGTTCTATACCAGAACTAGAAGGTGCTATGAACATCTGGCAAACTATGGAGATGATTCATAGTCGTTCTTACACATACATCATTAAGAACATATATCCAGATCCATCAGATGTGTTTGATACCATCATTGATGATGAGAATATCTTAGAAAGAGCTGCTAGTGTTACTGCTGCATACGATGACTTCTTAAATTCTGCACAGGAATGGGGTAGTGGTAATTGGTGGAAAGATGGTTGGAAAGATTCACCACAACATCAGGCAGAGATAAAAGAGGTGAAAAGAAAACTGTATCGTGCTGTTGCTAATGTTAATATCCTAGAGGGTATTAGATTTTATGTTTCCTTTGCTTGTAGTTTTGCCTTTGGTGAACTCAAGATGATGGAAGGTAGTGCAAAGATTGTATCTCTTATTGCTAGAGATGAGAACCAACACCTAGTTGTTACTCAAACAATACTAGACAAGTGGAAGAAAGGTGATGATCCTGTAATGCAGGAGATTATAAAAGAGGAAGAGCAATGGTTGTATGATGCATTTGCTAAGTGTGTTGATGAAGAAAAGAGATGGGCAGAGTATCTGTTCAGAGATGGTAGTATGATAGGATTAAATGAAAAACTATTGTCACAATATGTTGAATGGATTGCTAACAAAAGAATGAAAGCAATTGGATTAAAACCACAGTATGATATTGCTATGAGAGCAAACCCATTACCTTGGACTACTCATTGGATTAGTTCTAAAGGTCTACAGGTAGCACCACAGGAGACTGAGGTGGAGTCATACATCGTTGGTGGCATCAAACAAGACATGAAAAAGAATTCATTCAGTGGGTTTAAACTTTAATAAACAATTTGGCAAGGGTACAGATCCTTGGTATGCAAAAGCAGAGAGATGGGCAGACAAACAAAAGTTTCCCATCTCTTTCTTGCTGAAAGGATTGATTGCCTACTTGAAAAAGATGTGGATCAATGTTAAGATAGATAATACGATGCGTGATGTTGATCGTCAAGCAAAAAAATTAGTAGAACAATGGGAAGAAAATGACAGAAGAGAACCGATTATCATGGAGAAAGGAGTATTTGGAGATGAAGGCTGGTCTATCGAAATTTCAAATCCAGTTGTTGACAGAGGGTCCTCATCAATTAGCACAAGCATGGTTACTGGGAGCGATGCACAACGACTACAAGAAGATGAAGGGGATAAAGGAACCTCCTAGTCAAGAGACAGGACATCAAACAACATTTAAGGAGTGGAATGATAGACATAATCAATGAAGGTATTGTTTTTAATGTAAGTGAGGATCATAAAGTACAGACAGAACTCTTTGATGACATAGGTGTACTGGTAGTAGATAATTTTTATAAAAACCCAAACTTAATTCGTAAAATTATAGACAATATACCCGCAACAAATCACACTAATAGAGGTGGATATCCTGCAGCAGCAATAAATGTATCATATAATATGCAACCTGTTGCAGAAACATACAGATATTATATACAAACTTACTTTCCTAACTGCCTATCTGATGATTATATTACATCTATAATGAGTCAGGCCAGTTTTATGGTTAATGTAATGCAGAGTGATGGTAATGAATATCTACCACCACATACCGACTGTCCATCAACTACAAATCTAGCAAGTGGTATATTTTTAAATACTCCAGAGGAATGCTCAGGTGGTACATCATTTTTTAAGGATGATAAGTACCTAGGGTATGTTAAAATGAAGTACAATCGTATGATTTTGTATCATCAGAATGTACAACACACTGCATTCATGGACTACAACTCATTTGTAGGTGCTAATTATAGAATTAATCAGATGTTTTTTATCTAAATAATATAGTAGATATTGCCGATGTTATGAAGTTTGATACACTTACATCAACTCTAGAAGAAAAGAAAGGACTCTGGGACAACATGCATGCAAGACGCAAGGCAGGTAAACCCAAGAGAAAACCTGGTGATAAGAACTATCCTAAGACATTAAATGTAGAAGAGACTTGTGGGAAGGGAGAATATTTCTGCAACGATGATCAGAAGTGCAAACCAATACCAGAAGGAACTAAGGTCAAGAGTAATGGTGAGTTAGTATCAGAGGGTGAAGCATGGACAAGAAAGGAAGGACAGAATAAAGAAGGTGGTTTAAATGAGAAAGGGAGAAAATCATATGAGAGAGCAAATCCTGGTTCTGATTTAAAAGCACCTAGTAAAAAGAAAGGTAATAAAAGAAGAGCATCATTCTGTGCAAGAATGAAAGGTATGAGAAAGAGACAGAAACCATCTAACAATACAGGTGAAGATAGACTATCTAAGTCTCTTAGAGCATGGAACTGTTCTTACGAGTGGGAACTAGATCTACTAGAAGATGCAAAGATGGGTAAGCAATCTGATGATAAACTTGCTGCAGCACATAAGAAGTTTAGTGGCATGGATCAATCTTCTCCTGCTAATAAATTCATGTTAAAAAGAATTAGTAAAGAGATGGATAGGAGAAAGAAAATGAATGAGCATCATCAAAAGGATGAGGATGGTAAAGTTATAGAGCATGAAGATACTCCTGACATGGAGGTCATTAACCCTAAGCAACCTTGGGATAAACTAGAGGAAGCAAAGGTTGATATGAAGACTCCAGACTATAAGAGAGCAACCGTTAGAGATAAGAGATATGGCAATCCACATGGATCACATGAACTAGGTGGTGGTATCAGAAAAGATAGAAGAGCAGATCACGAAGCAAGGAGAGGTGTTAAGAAGGAAGAGATTGAGATGACTCGTAAAGCATACAACAAACTTCACAAGGATTTTAAGAGTGATGATCCTAAGAATCCTAGAACTACAAAGTATGTTAAAGGAAAGGGTACAATCTCAGCACCTGTTAAGTTTGTAGATGAGGGAATGTTAGTCAATGTTGCTAAGGGTGTAGAGTCTGGTGTCAAAAAATTTAATAAGTTTGATGACAAAGTAACTAAAGCAGCAAAGAAAAAAGTATCGAAGGTAGCAGCAAAAGCAGGAAAGAATATAAAGAAAGGTGCTAAGAAAGTTGGCATGGCAGCTCTTAGAGGAACTGCAGGTGCAGTTGGTGGTGCTCTCAAGGGTGCATATGATGGTGCTAAGAAGGGTATTAAAAAAGGTATGAGAGAACAGTACTCAGATTGGAGAAGTGAATTTGAACAGATTGATGAAAGAAAAAGAAACCCAGAACATAAGGAAGCATCACCAGGTAGTCCTAAAGGGTATGGTGATTCTCCAGTAAGAAAATCAAAAATAGATCATCATACTGATAAGAAAAGAACTTTGACAAAACTTGGTAGAAGAAACAAACAACAACTTGGATCTAACCCTGCTGATATCAATCAAGATGCATCTCAAGCTAGAAAAAGTATTCATAAAGCAAAGAGAGGTGTGAAAAAAACCAAAGGTTCTAAACCTGTTCAGTATGATAAGAGAACTATGGCAAGGACTGATTCAACAAAGGATAATCCTCGTACTAGTTACTCTAAAAAGTATGGAAGAACCGTTAAGAAAGAACTTAGAGGAAAGTATAATGAAGGTATGTATGACATAGATCCTAAGACAGGAGAATCACCTGTAGCATCTAAGGTCAAAGCAGCAAACAAATTACCAGATAAAAAAAGATTAAAGAGTCTTGCTAAACTATCTAAAGAAATGATAGGTGAAAAGAAAATGGTCAAAGTTAAACTTAACCCTAAGAAAAAAATTGGAGTTAAAGTAACTGACATAGGACCTGGTGGAAAAGAGTATGTCAGAAAAGATACGATGGGTGAAGGAACATCTTATGGTATCTTTAAAGGAGATGGTATGAGTTTCCCAGAGAGAATGAAAGCAAAGGCAAAGAAAGAGAAGGAAAAGAAAAAGAAATTAGTAAAGGCAGAAGATTACTTTGTTGGTACAGTAAGAGATACCAGATGGAATGATAATCATTTAGATGAAGTTCTAGGTTATGCAGCACAAATAGCAGGTGGTATGGTTCGTGATGGTGTAAAAGGTCTAAGCAATCCCGACATAAAACCTGGTAAAGAAACTATAAAAAAGTTACAGACTCAGGCAGCTGAGAAAAAACAAACTGGTGGTGCAAGTGCTGTAAAGAGTCAGCAGGATGCTAAGAGACAAGCAGCTCTGAAGAAACAGAAAGAGGACAGAAGAGACAGAGCAAAGAACATAATGACTGCTGAGAAAGCAGCAAAGAAAAAAGTAAAGCAAAGTGATACTGGTCAGTCTCTAAGAGATGGTGAAGCAGGTGGTGCACCTAACATGAAACCAATAACTGCTGAATCATATTCCTCAAAACCATCCAACATTATAAAGAAAGCAAAGTTATCAGCAGCACTTGATAGATTGCAAGCATTGAAAGTTCAATCTAAGATGAAGAAAGAAGAAGTACAAAGAGATGAGTACGGTGATCCAATAGGAGGTCCTAAGATATCAAAGAAACAACTTAAGAAAAATCTTGCAAGTAATGAAAAGGATGAAAAGATTACAAGAAGTGAGGGATTCATCGCAGAACTTAAAAAGAAAACATTAGGAAGTTATGTTAGAAAATCTTCTGCTAGTATGGCAGGTGCAGCAATTGACAATGATATGAAAAAGGTTGGTAAAAGATACTCTGGTATCCAGAAAGCAACAAGGAAGTTAGAAGAGGATATGGGTAAGATATCACATACTAAAACTAAAAAAAATGGAAAGACAATTATAAAAGTAAATAAAAATGATGAAGCAGATGCACAAGCAGCAATGAAGAATGATCCAAAATACATTCTTGGTAAGACTAGAGTGCAAGCACATAAAGAAGAGGCAGATCCTAAAGCAAAACCAATGACTACTGGACAACAGAAACAAATAGAAGGGAAAAAGAAACAACAGAATATGATTAAGAAGCAAATTCTTATGAAAAAACTAATGGCAGTAAGAGCAGGAGCAGATGGTGTAGCATCCTAAATAGGAGCATGACATTAGATTATGAAAATCCCTGGCTATATCAAGGCACAGCTTTCACTTCTGACGATATTGACGGTAAGTTCGGTTTCGTCTACAGGATTACTAATATACAAACAGGTAAACAATACATCGGTAGAAAATACTTTGTACAGAAACGCAAACCCAAGGGTGGAAAGAGAAGAGTTACCTCAGAGTCCGATTGGAAAAAGTATTATGGGTCATGTCCAGAATTAAAAGAAGATATTAAAGAATTTGGTAAAGATATTTTTAAACGAGAGATCCTATCTCTTCATACATCAGTAGGTAAGACAAACTTTGAAGAGACTAGGCAACTATTCCTTCATAATGTCCTGACAGAAAAGTTGACAGATCATACACCTGCCTATTATAATAGTAATATCTTAGGTCGTTACTACCGCAAAGATTACTTTGATCTATAATACATTTCTAAATTCTTTTCATTCTTTTATAGATCCTCCTAATGAGGAAGAACTATTAAATGCTATTGACAATGCTCAGTTGCATGAGAATCAAGAGTTTGGTTGGACAGATGGATGTAATGTGATGGTAGAAAGGTTATCCTTAGAAGATATAAATCAAAGTATCTTAGGTCCTTCAATAGCACAATACTTTGATCATGTTGGACAACTATCCACTCTACCCACTCGTCCTTTTAGTATTAAGGTAAATGATGTATGGAGAACCACCTATAAACGAGGTGGATTTCAAGAACTCCATGATCATTTACCGTCAGATGTATCTGGAGTTATATTTCTGGATGACGATGAAGATAATTTTGCACAGTTTTATTTTCATCATAGGCATCACTCTGACTGGTCTGAAGAATGGAGATCATTATTCTTTCCTGAGAGTCGTGTTTACTTAAGAGGAGAGAAGGGTCAAGTATTATTCTTTCCATCTCATATGATGCATGGAGTAACACCACATAACTCTGATAAATTAAGAAAAACTGTAGCATTCAACATTAAATTACAACAATGAAAATCTTTCTTGATACTGCTAGTGCAGATGAAATTATGCAAGGTCTGGAAACAGGTCTTATTGATGGGGTAACAACTAACCC